TCTGCAAGTTTCTTTTTCATAATATGACAATATTCACAATTATCTTGTGTGTAAAGTGTTAGGTTAATTGAATTGGACATCTGACATTACCTCCGTTAAGCATGCTACTACGTTAAGTTCGTGATCAGCAACAAAAGCATTCTTATATTGATAATCACCAAGGATTAAAACTAGTTGTGGTATAGACTGCGGGGCAACTTTCTCAGCCATACGATCGTATATGGATCTAAAGATTGCTGCTGCATCTGTATCTATATTGTTTACAACCCAAGATCTCATCTTTTTAAAATCTTTATTTTTCAAATAAGAGAAAAGATCATCATAGTTTTTATCACTTACAACATTTACTATACCAGCATCAATGTTACCGTTAACTGAATATCTTTGTAATTCATTGATAACTCTACGCCAGTCTGGTGCAAATTTCATGATTAAATCTGCAACTGCCATTTGTGTATAGCTTACACCTTCTTCTTCAAGAATGTACTGACATCTTTTCATGAATTGACTTGCTATAGGTGCAAGATCTTTTTTAGATGTATTAAATTCATATACACCACATCTTGAATGTAGTGGTTCAATGATTCTATTCTTAAAGTTGCAAGTAAGAATAAATCTACAATTACTAGAGAACTCTTCAATGAAACCACGAAGAGCAGGCTGAGTTGATTGTGGATTTAGATAATCTGCTTCATCAAGTATTACAACTTTAAAGTCACTCGATAATGAAACCGATGAGGCAAATTGTTTAATTTTAGTTCTTAACGTATCGATGTTGCCTTCTTCAGAACCATTAATTAATATGTAATCACAATTAAGTTCATTACACATTGCTTTGGCAACAGTAGTTTTACCTAACCCGGCGGTGCCAGTAAATAACATATTTGGTAGTTCACCACCATCAATTATTTTTTGAAAGGTTTCTTTTAGTTTAGTAGGTAGTATAGTATCGGCAACTTTTTGTGGCCTGTACTTTTCAACCCATAAGTACTCATTAGACATTTACGCGTTTCTCCATAACAAATAAAATAAAATTCAATAAAGCGTAATTACTTTTTAGCAGCAGGTTCTTCAGCTGGTGTTTCCATTGCTTTTTCTTGTTGAATAGTTTCACATAGTTGAACTATCTGAATGCACTGATCTCTTAGTCCACCAATAGTAGATAACTCTTCACCTTTAAATCCACCTCTTTGTGTTACCGCATCGATAACAGCGATGGTACTTCTTGATGCCTTATTAGAAAGGTCATATAATTGGTCGTTATTGCTTGTCATTATTAAACTCCGTAAGTTGACGATTTTTCAAGTGCAATCCAATACTTTACACTTAATTCTTTATGGGAAAACTGTGTTATTAATTTCGAAGAAATTTGAACATCATAATCACCAGGTAATATTTTTAAGTTAGATATATCTATAATAAAATTAAATACAGCATCTTCTTTAAATTCACCATCAATATCAATTGAATATGCATTTGATGTTGCATTTTGATTTTCAACAATCGATAAACTTAATACACCGTTATTAGCTCTAATCAATACTTCTTTATGACCGAGGGTTGATGCAGCTTTTTTAAGTTTATTAAGAGTGTCATTATCTAATGTAAACTTTACATCAGGCTCTGGCATAGAAACATCTTTTGTAGGTGTGGTTAATGTCTCAGCAGCTGAATAAAAATACTTTACATTGGATCTACCTGACTCATCAGATATAACAACGAAATCATTATTGAATTCAAGGCTAGGATTATTGACTAAACCAGTTACACCGATGAATTCATTTAAATCATAGATGCCAAAGTCTTTGTCAAAAGTTTCTGGTATTTCAGCTTTAGCTACGACATTACGAGCTTCGCTAATAGTTTTAATAGGACTTCCGGCTGTAATCAAAATGTTTTGATTAATTGACGAGAAGTTTCTAAGGATGTCCAAGGTGGAATCACTTAATTGCATTATATACTCCTTTTGATTTTATAGTTCTATTATACCACAGTTTTTACTAAATGTACACCGTTAAATGCATTTAAACTTTCATTTTAGAGAAATTTCTTTCTTTAACAAATTCAATCTTAGCATCAAACTTACCGTCTAGTATATCTCCTTTATGTGATATAATAAACGTATTAGTATCTTCACCAAGTGTGTTTAGTATTTTCAATAGATTTTCAACACCATCATGATCTAATGATGAGTCAAAGGTTTCATCTAATATTAGTAAGTTAGTTGAAACCGAGTTTTTCATCTTTGCTATTTGACGCCATGTAAATAACAACGATAAATCGATTCTTTGTTTTTCACCTTCACTGAAAGATTCATAAGTAAAGTCATCTCTGAATCTTGATCTTATAGTTTCTTGAAAGCTTTCATCTAAATCAAATGACACAAAGAAATCAAGGACTTGTAAATGTTGGTTAACAAGTTTATTAATTGCAGGTAAATACTGTTTTATTATTTTTGTTTTAATTCCAGTATCTCTAAGCATCTCCGCTATAACACTATTGTAATTAATCTGCTCAGTTACTTTTAATCTTTCTTCTATTAAGTCTTCTTTGTCAGTAGAAATGTTTTGTAGTTCTAACCTAGCGGAATCAAGATCGGTGCTTACTTCCTCAGTAAGGTATGACCTTAAATCATTGTTACTTTGATTTAACGATTGTATTTCTCTATTATTAGAATTAATAACATTAGTCTTTTCATTAACTTTAACAATAACTTTTTGTAATTCTGTTATTTGTGTTTCAATGTCTTTATAATCATTTTCAATACCTGAAAGCTTAGATTCTATTTGCAATGCTTCAGTTTTAGTTTCAGATACAAGTTTGTCTTTATGTTGTATAGGTTGTTCACATGTTGGGCATTCATCATTATTTTCTAAAAACAATCCTCTTTTAGCTACTGCCTTAAGTTCTTGTTTCTTTTCAGCCTTTGTTGCTATTACATTATTCTTTTTAGTTTGTAATTCAGTTAAGTCAATATCACCTACAGTTTCGAGTTCATTACTTAACTTGTTATTATGATCTTGCAATTTCTGAATTTTTAATTCTGCAGATTGTATTTGCTTTTCATATTTCTTTTTGTTTTCACTAGTAAGTGCAGCGATATCTCTTATATACTTTGATTGCTGCTCAATCTTTGTTTTACATAATTCAATATTAGTATTAATAGATTGTGATTTATCTTTTAATGTAGAGTTCTTTTCTTTAAGTATAACATTCATCTTAGAAAAAATATTAATGTCCAGAAGATCTTCAATAACATCTCTACGATGGCCCGCATTCAATTGCATAAAAGGGATAAAGGAGGAGGAACCCAAAACTACAACTTGATGAAAACTCTTATGATTAAGTTTTAAAATGTTTTGTTCTAAGATCTTCTGGTATTCGGTGGCGTGTGATGATTGGTTAATCATCTTATTATCTTTCCATATTTCAAATATGTTAGGTTTAATTCCTCTAACTAATTTAAAATAAGATTGACCAATCGTAAAATCAACTTCAACTAATGCTTGTTTTTGATTGATAGAATTAACGAGTTGCGCTTTACTTATCTTCCTATGTGGTTTACCAAACAAACCAAATGACAATGCATCTAACATTGTAGATTTACCTGCACCATTGTGACCTACTACTAAAGTAGACTTGGCTTTAGTAAAATCTACATCAGTAAACGTATTACCTGAAGATAAAAAGTTTTTATATCGAAGAGTCTTAAATACTATCATGCTATTTCTAGAGCCTGTGCCTCAGTCATCAATTGTCTCATTTCAGCTTTTATTTTATTCTTATCCAAGTCGGTGTCTACAGCATCTATATAAGTATCAACTATCTCAGTAGTATCTTCAAAATTCATGCTTTCATCATCTACATTAGCACCAATAAATTCATTGAAGTTTTCTGCTATCTTTAATTCATAAACCTTTTGGTTTTGAATATTATCAATAAACCTATCAAACATAAAGGGATCGGTTTTATTCATAACAATCACTTTTACAAATTTATTAGTAAAATCTTTATTGTAACTATTATAATCTATTTCTTCGTCATTGTAAAGGACTTTTTCAAATAAAGTGTGATTATTTCTTATCTTCTCTATTTTTCTTGTTTCAGTATCTATTATATGAAAGTACTTAGGATCATGAGCATCTGACCAAAAGAATTCCATTTGTGAACCAAGATACCAGATATTGTCTTTTTGTGATGCACAATGATAGTGACCACTTAATACCATTTCAAATCTTGAAAATATTTTAGGGTCCATACCATGAGTGTTCTTCAATCCTCTCATCATTTCAAACCCGTTTAGTTCAAGGTGAGCACCTAACCAATCTGCTTTACAATCTTTTATAAAGTTCATACATTGTGTATAATTTTCTTGACATATCCAAGGAACTAATCCTATCTTTAATGAATCATATTCCATTACTGTTGGTTCCATAACAATGTGGACTTCATTCATATAATGACCTAAACATTCTTTTAAAGAATTAAGTTCGTTTGTATTCTTGTAGAACGTATCATGATTTCCAGGAATAATATCCATAGACATACCACGTTTACGAAGTTGATCTAAAAATATTCTACGATTATGATTAAGAGCTTTAAAATTAACAAACTTACGGTGATCATAGTAATCACCAAGATGTAGTATTTGTGTTATACCTTGCTTATCACATTCTGGAAAGAATACGTTATTATAAAATTCTTCTGCATTATTTAAAAAAACTTCCGATGAGTTTCGTATTCCTGTATGTGTATCATTTAACACCGCTATTTTCATTTGTTATTCTCTTTCTTAAATCACTTGTACTAAATCTATGTTCTCTTTTATTAAAGTACAATTCTATATCACGTGCTTTACAGATGTCTCTACCTGTAAAGTCTTTCTCTCTGTATTCTTCACCTAATATACGTACATCTATATTTCTCATAGAAAGAATATCTACGAGATCACTTTCATACATATATGGAATAACTTCATCTACAAATCTTACTGCAGAGAGTTGAGTGTATCTTTCAACAATCGTTTGCACTGGTTTATTTTTAAGTTCTCTATCAATAGAAGGATCTATTTGCAAAGCACAAATTAAATATTCACACTGATCTTTTGCTTCTCTTAACATTTCAACATGACCAGCATGTAGTAAATCAAAGGTGGAAGCTGTAAACCCTACCTTCATTGCATGAACTCACTTAAATCTGAATCAGCTATTCGAGCTTTTCTTTTCTTCTTTTCCTTCTTAACTAATTCTTTAACTTCAGTATCTGTGTTTCTTACTCTCTGTATTCTATCACGTAATGTATCAACAAAATGTGATGCAACATCAATAGCAACTCCTTCAGAACCTGTGTCAATAAAATTATCAACGCCGGCCTTAGTTAAGTATTTCATTTTAATTTCTTGTTGTTTCTTTTCTTTTGTTATTCTTCTTAAGAATGCAAACCAAGTTATCTGTGTAAAGTAAGCGAATGCATTTGGTTTACCAGTTCTTGTTGCAGCTTCAAGGTTATAGTTGGATATGGCTTTTAAACAGTTTTCAACTGCATCCATTACCATTTCTTCTCTATAAGTATATCTTATGAAGTTTGCTTTATGCGATAACCCTTCGGCTATCCTTAAGAAACATTGTGCTATGTAGTCAGGAACTTTTGGTAAAGTTATTTCATCTTTTCTACATTCTTCTAAGTGTCCAACATAGTCAACTACTGCTTGTGAAAACTGCGCGTTATTGACGTAGTGTATGCTTTTTCTGCGGGCCATAGTTAATCCTTTATTCTATAGTACTATTATACACTAATTTTATGTAAATGTACAATACTTTTTTTTCTTTTAAGAAGCGAAAATAACGGTGTACATTTGCTGAAAAGTGTGGTAAAATAAGATAGTATATCTGAGGAAGAGGGGATATACCCTAATGCATCGTATCTTTCGGCTTAAATTTAATTATGTTATTATCTGCTGAATCCGGGAATTCATCTTCTATCATGCTACCGTATTTACTAGTAAGGTAGTCGTCAAGTTCATCATCTGTTAAATCACGGGTTTCATGATTTACTTCATCTAAATTAGCCCAAACACCTTTACGAGGTATGCCAGGTTTTTTAAGATCTTGTTTTATTGCCGTTAGACATGTATTATAATATTTTAACATAGACTTAGTAGGTGAAGATGTTACAATAATATGAGTTGAATTTAATGATTGTAATTCTTCTGGATCATCTTGAAAAGCTATCCAAGGTCTCAGAGCAAAGAATCTTATACCACGAGAGTAATCTTCTACACTTACTATTTTAAGTGCTTTCTTTATTACTATCTCATCAGTTTCTTCATCATGCCATGCTGCAACTTCACAGACTATTTCATCATTATTAGTTAATTTAAATTGCTTTACATTCTTACTCATAGTTCTACTCTGTATGTTTTATGTGTAAATTTTTCTCTACCGTAAATTCTAAGTCTTTCATCTGCATGTAATATTCCATAATTTTTACGTGACTTCCAACTTATGTCATCCACTATATCATATAGTGTAGTAGACTTACCGTCATCAGTTTTTCTCAATCCTCTTCCAATACTTTGCAAAACTCTTATCTGCGATTTCGATGGAGATGCAAATACAATATTATGAAGATTCCTAATATTTATACCAGTGCTAAAGGTGCCGAGTGATGCTACTATAACAGAATTCTTTTGCTTTTCTACTATAGCTCTTATTGCTTCTCTATCTGTAGCTGCAGTATTACCTGATACAAAAAATATCTTGCGTCCTTCTTCTGCTTTTTCTTTTATTAATGTATGTAGAGGTTTGCCGTGTTTCTCAACATAATTGTACAGTATTAATGTATTACCTTCTAAATCAAGAGTGAGGTTACGTATGAATGCATTCCTTGATTTGTGTGATACTACATATTGTAATTCATCTTGGTATGTCTGTTTACCGAATGTTTTTCTTATTTCTTCTTTGTGTTGTAACACTATCCTGCGTATTTCTAATTTAGCGAGTGTATCATCATCTTGTAATTGTCTTGTACTCGTTACTCTGTGTATCTTGCCGAACAATCCTTGTAAAACAAGTTCATGTGTTTGTGCACCATCTAATGTACCTGTTGTACCAAACCTGTATTCTGCCTCAATGCACTTGTTCATTATAGATGTCAATGATCTTGATTTAAATCCATGGCACTCATCACCAAACACAGAACCGAATCTTTCAAACCAAGCTTGAGGAAATTTGTATATCGATTGCCACGTACTTATAATAACTCTTTTAGTTGTATTCTTATCTTTACCTGAATATATTCTATGGCAATTCGCTTCTACGTTATATCCATAAGTTTTAAAATCATTATACATTTGTTCAACTAACGAAGTAGTCGGTACAATAACCAGGATATTTTTATCTTCAAACGATGATAAAAGATAACGCATTAACACATATATTATAAGTGACTTACCAGAACCTGTTGGTGAAAGCAGTATAGCGTTCTTTCTTTGTATGCCATGACAAACCGCATCAAACTGATAGTCTCTAATTTTAAATGGAAGCTTTAATGCTTCTACAAACTTCATCATGAAATCTGCGTTTATGGTATTACCTTCATTAGGATTTCCATATTCAGAATCATCTATTTCAAGTTCATATTCACGTGATTCTGCAAATGCTAAAATCTGTGGAAACAAACCTGCAGGTATTTCACCTGTAGTCTGATTGAATAATCTTATTTTCCCATCCCATATTCTATTACGATAGGCGGGCATAAATCTATAACCGGGTACAAAGAAAGAAAAGAACTCTCTTAGTTCGGTGCTTACTGATCTATCACACATTAAGTGGATAGTTGAATGATTTAATTTCCTGACTCGAATTGTTTCCATTTGATTATGTTCGATATTGTTTGATGTCGCCATTTTAAGTTGTCTATTATCTCTGTTAATGTATCATTTACAGTTTTCCAATATTGAATTTTTTCTTCGGTCTTTTGTATTTCAGGATCACTTTCGTAATAGTAATCCATTTCACCTTTTAACACTTTTAATCCGTCAAACGGA